TCTTTACCACTTTAGACTATTCAGATTTTGTTGAAGAGTTGTATGATGAAATGGACCCATTAGTACAAAACCAAATTGATGAAATTCTTGAAAAGGATTCAAAGGGTGGAAATCTTAATTTTGATATATATGACTTAGTATAAAAAGTAGTTGCTTAGTGGATATATAAAAAAACAAATAATAAAAAAATATAATACAAGATGGCACTAGATCCGAAAATCGCTTCTCTTAAGGCTGCAGGAACATATAGGTTTGAATTTGATAAAAGTCAAGTCGTAAGTATCCCTGCAAATCAAACACGACTTATTGTCGGTTTTTCTAAGACAGGCCCGTTTAATACACCAGTCTTTGTTCCTGATACTGCTTTCTTTAAGCAAGTATACGGTGATATAGATAGAAATTTAGAAAGAAAAGATTCTTTCTTCCATAGAAGCTGTTTGGCTGCATTGGAAAGAGGACCTATTCTTGCACTTAACTTATTAAGCTTAGATAAAGATGATAAAGTTAGAGCAAATAGGTTTGCTACATCTGCAACACCTGAAGCTCAAAAGAACGAAGGAGCAGACTATGAATACCAAAAGTTTTATAATAGAGATAAATTCTTTTACCCATCAACAACAGACTTTTTAACTAATGTTGGTGCTGATACAGATAGCTTACAATCAACATCTGTAAATGATTTATTAGATGTTACCAATTTAGGACAAAATCCTATTTCTGTAATTGTTAAGAAATCTGCACCTACAAATGTTTTAGCCTTCCAAGTTACTGTTGAAGAATGGTACGGTGCTGCAAATGTACCAGGATATTTAAATAAAGATAGTTTAATTTCTGACTTCTTTGTAGATATTTTTGTACTTGAAGGAAACTTCGGAGGAGACTTTACTACAACTACTCCTTATTCAAGATTTAATGCAGATCCAACATTCCAAAAGTATTTTGATCCAACACAAGGAATTAAGAGAAAGAAATTTACTGCTGATAGTACAGATACATTATTACAAGAATTCTTTAATGAATCAGAAGTAAATTTAAGAGCAACATATACTGCTTGTTTACTTCCTGATTTTGTTGATTTATTAGGTAACAACCTTTTTGTTGAAAAATTAGTTAATGCTGATACTGCTTCAACTGGTTTATTCGTTACAGTAAATGAAGATTTATTTAGTGGAGATATTTTAATAGATGGTGTACCTGGTGGAATTGATATGATAGGACATAATCTTGAAGCTGCCGCTGCGTTTGGTTCACAGGATGATGTTAACTTCTTATCATATAGTGGTTCTATTGTTTCTGATTTAAATTACTGTAGAGCATTTGATCCTGGAACTGTAGTAACTAACACAGGAAATCCAATAACTGTATCTACACCTACTGCTGGTGGAATACAATTACAAATCACTGGAGCTATTGGAGATCCTCTATGGGATGCATTAGGTGCAATGACTGCAAATACTGCAACTTCAGTAGGATCATTTATATTAGATCCAGTAACAAATGAATTTGTACCAGTAACATCTGTACAAACTGTAGGTAGTACTGTAACCGTATTATTATCAGATGTAGGAACAACAGTAGCAGGTAACTTTGTAATAGGTTTAGCTGGTAGTTATACAATCCTTAATGAAAGTGATATTAATTTTGTATCAGATGAATTTGCTGCCAGTGGAGCCGCAGGAATTATAGGTTCTTATGGATCTACAGTTATGAAGCAATTTTCTAATGGAGTATTAACTGATGGTGATGAAGCTGTTTATGTAGATGCAGGAATTCAATATACTTCTTATTTAGTAATGAATGCTGTAGATTATGGATTTGTTCATGCAGGAGATCCTAATCTTGCAGGAACTATTATTCCAATTTCAGATCCAGCTTATTTCTTACCTTCAGTAAGAATAACACCTTACCAGGAAGATGCATATATTAATTTAACATCACATGCTGAATTTACTTTAGATGGAACAGGATTATTCCTTAAGTCTGATGGTTCAACATATGCTGCTGCAAATTGTTTAAATGTACAAACTTTAAAAGGTGCTAATAATTTAACAGTTGATATTATTGGTGATTCATTAAATGAACCAACATTAAAGCCTAATGAAATATTAGTTGCAACAACTTCACCAGAAGCTGCTGATTTTAAAGTTGGTAATTATTTAGTTCATACAAGTGGAACTGCTACAGGTACTCCTTCTAGATTAACAAGAATGAATATAGTAGAAGGTGGATTAACACCAACAGAATATCCAATTATTCCTGCAGGAACTACTGCAATAAAAATTACATGCCAATCTGAAGTTGAAGTAAATGTTGTAACTGGACCACCTGCACAAAGAAAAGTAGAATTATACTACCCAATTGATTCTTGGATTGATTATTTAAATATTTTTGAACTTCCAGGTTTTGATTTAATTGCAACAAAACATGTACCTGATGGTTCAAATTCTAGACAGAATAAATGTTTAAGCCCAATTTTAGGTGGAACTAATTTATATAAAGCTTTAACTGATAGAGAAACTATTAACTTCCGTTATGTAGTAGATACTTATGGAAATGGAATTGAAGCAAATTGTAAAGCTATTTATACTAATTTATGTATGAGTAGAAAAAATGCATTTGCAATAGTTAACTCGCCATCAGCTAAGGACTTTAAGAAAAATACAGATCCAAGCTTTACTGATGCAACTGGGGGATTATCCTCTAAGTTTATATCGGAAGGTGGAAATCTTGCATTGAATCCAACAATTAGATTCTCATTACCTGCTGCAACTAGCGGTGGATCTTGGGGAGGATATTATTATCCATTCTTAACAGTTAGAGATTTAGGTAAGAATATAAATGTACCACCAGCTGCTTATGTATCTAATAACTTTATTCTTAAATATGAAAACGCATTACCTTGGTCAATCGTGGCAGGTGTAAGACGTGGAGTAATAGGTGGAAATGGAGTTGTAGGTTTAGAATTAAATCTAGATCAAGATGACAGATATTATTTAGAGCCATTCGGACTTAATCCGATTGTATTCCAAAGTGGAACAGGACCAACTATCTTTGCAAATAAAACTGCACAGCAAGTTCCGAAATCTGCTTTAAGTTCAATTAATGTTAGAGAGGTTGTAATTTATATCCAAGATGGTATTGAAGCAATACTTAAAAACTACCTATTTGAATTTAATACAGCTCAGACTAGGTTAGAAATTAAAACATTAGCTGATAACTTCTTAGCAACGGTTCAAAATGATGATGGTGTATATGATTATAGAAATATAATGGATGAAACTAATAATACACCAGAAGTGATTGATCAAAATGTAGGTATCTTAGATACATATATTGAACCAGTAAGAGGAATGGAAATTCTTGTACAAAGAACAACAATTTTAAGAACTGGAGCAATTAGTACAGGAAACTTCCAATAAGAAGAAAGTAAAGACGAATATATAAAAAAACAAATAAAATATGCCACTACCACATTATACCCAAGCAAGGGCCAGTAGCCAAAGGTACGAACCTATTCAGCCTAACCTATTTGAGGTGACTATATTTTCACCATTAGGAGATGATACGGGGTTAATCTTAGAGCAAGTAAAATCAATTGGAGGTTTAAATAACCTGAATCCATCAATAGATGCAGTAAATCAAAAATACAAATTTGCTGATAGATCTTATGCTGGTATGCCTGCACAGACGTTTGTAGATTTAACATTAAACTTTACGTTAAATTTAAATGATGCAAATGAAAACTACATGTACAACACTTTCCGTAATTGGAATAATTTAATCTATGATCCATTAACTGGTGAAATGGGATTAAAGAAAGATTACGTAGGAAGTATGATAGTTGTTCAATATAACAGAGCTGGAGATATCTTTAGAAAGATTACATTAAAAGATGTATTCCCTACAGGTCAACCTGATTTTGTAGATGAATTAAACTATGAAACTCAAGATCCTGCTGAGTTAACAATGACTTATCGTTGTGATCACTGGGTTGAAGAGAACGTAGGAGCTTAAATTTATTAAAAAACTGGGATTATTTAAATTTTCCCAGTTTTTTTGTCTTCACTCTAATATATAATATAAATTATATAATATAAATATGATCATATATAAACTACAACAACAAAAAACTAATAAAGTTTATGTAGGATATTCTGTAAATGATAATCCTAATAACTTTGGGACAGGTAAATATATTAAAAGGGCTGTTAAAGATTTTGGAACTAAGGCTTTTAAAAGAGAAGTATTAGAAGAATTTGATCATGAAGAGCCTTTATCTACTATAATGACTAGAGTAGAATATTGGATTAAAAAGTTTAAAGCTGATAATCCTAAATATGGATTTAATGAAACAGTCCAAGAACTTATTCCTCAAAAGAAAAGACTTACTAAAAAATTACAAGTATTATTAACACCGAGTGATGAGGAAAGACTTAATCAAATTATTATTCAAAAATCAATGGAAAATGGTATAAAACCTGTAGCTATCTCACGTTATGTTAGACAATTAATAGTAGAACATATTGTAGATGAAACAAAACCAGCAAAACAATTAACAAAAATTAATTAAATATGTCAAAAGAGCACGAAGAAAATATTAAAAAGGAATTTGCTGCTGCTGAAGGTATTCAAGATACTGATGCCGTAGAAACTCCTAATGAAGTCGTAAAGGACTTAGGTAAAGTAGATACCAGCAGACAATTAAAATCTACATCACCAGATGATCCAGAAATCAAAAGGATCAATGAAATGGTTGGTTATACTAAATTAGATTTATCTAAATTTCCATCACAAGGAAAATTTTATAGAGAAGATTTTGAAATTCATATTAGAGCAGCTAAGGTTGCAGAAGTAAGAGCCTTTTCTACTATAGATGAAAATAATCTAAAAGAAGTTGATGAAGGTTTAAATAATATTGTAGTATCATGTAGTAGAGTACAATATGGTAGTCAAAGAGGATCTTATAAAGATGTTCTTGAAGAAGATAGAATTTATTTAATTCTTTCTATTAGAGAATTAACATTTAAAACTGGAGAACAAACATTAATGATGCCAGTTAGTAAAAAGAGCTGTAAAACTTCTTCATGTAAAGCACAAGAATCTGTTGAATTAAGAACTACTAATTTACAATTTAATCATGTAGCAGATACAATTGAAAAATATTATGACCCTGTAGATAAATGTTATTCAGTAACAACTAAAAATTACGGTGTAATTAAAATGGCACCACCTACAATTGGTGTTATGAGAGCTGTAACTGAATATGTAAGAGGTAGAGAAGAAAAAGGTCAGTCATGGGATAAATCAACCCTAGCTATTTTACCTTATCTTCAAAGAGAATGGAGAGGATGGAATGATAAAGATATATTTTCTACTATAACATCTTTCTCAGGCTGGGATACTACAAGGTATACTATTGTTTACCGATTAGCCGAAGATATGAAAGTTGGTGTTAAACCTGAAATGGGATTCCCATGTAAAAGTTGCGGTGAGGAGGTCACCGTTCCGCTGACGTTTCCCGGAGGTATCAAGGCTCTCTTCATTATTCCAGATATCTCTGCTGAACTTCTTTAAGGTCAGAGTCTTACTTATGGAAAAGTTGCATCTCCAGCCGACAGAGTTGGATTTGCTTCCTTTCTATGAATATGAATATACCTTAGAAATCTATAATGATTTATTAAAAGATCGTAATAAGAAAGAAGAACAACAAACTCAAGAGACATCAGATAAATACAATATGGATGGGCTAAAAAGTCAGGCCAATAGACAAATGAATTCGGTAAAAACACCGTCTATGCCACAGATTAGAATGCCTAAACTATAAAAATAAAATTTAGATGGCTGCCACTGTAACCTTAAGAGACTTAATGGATCCTTTGACTAAGATTCAAGCTGCGACAGAATCAACTGCTGTATCAATGGAAGAGTTAACGATGGCTGTTGCTACAACTGGTAAAGCTACTCAGATTGCTACGGAATCTACTTCTAAAGCCATAGCGGCCTTAACAGGTGCTGTGGTTGCAAGTGGTCAAGTAGGGGATGGTATTCAAAGTGCTATATTAGCAGAATTACAATTACAGACTCAATTAATGCAAAACCAAAAAGGTGGAGGATTATCTAGTTTATTTGGTGGTAGTGGTGGAGGCAGTCCAAAAGGTTTACAAGAATCAGGAGATGGGTTTAGAGCATTAGGAGCTGGTACCTCTGCGATGGCTAAAGCATTATTGTTATTTATGCTTGTCCCTACAGGTACTATTAAAAAGTTTAATCTTTTTGTTATAGATATAGTTGAAACTTTAGGGGCTATGGATACTAAAAAAGTAGAAAATGGTGCCTTGGTTTTAGGTGATGTAGGAAGTGGAATTTTAAGTTTTGTGAAAGCTTTAGCATTATCTGCATTACTTTTAATTCCTGCTGCAATAGGAATACCTTTACTTTATATTAGTGTTGGATTAATAGCACCTCTTTTTATGTTATTAGGAATGGGTGAAAAAACAATCCAAAAAGGAGTCACTGCTTTAGATAATATTGGTGATTCTATTAAAAGCTTTGCTTTAGGTTTAGCTGGTTTTGCTTTAGTAACTTTCTTTATCTTAATGCAACCTAGTATTTTATTAGGTATGGTAGCTTCTTTAGTTTTAATTGGAGGTGCTGTTGCATTAATAGGTCAATTTGATAAACAGGTGAATAAAGGTTCGGCTGCTTTAGCATTAACTGGTTTAGCCTTAATTGTGTTTGGTATAGGGTATGCAATTTTTGCTAGTGCCGTTGCGGCCACAGCTCCAACGATGGAAGGTATAGGAATGCAATTTTTAATATTAGCAGGTATAGGTGGTGTATTTGCTTTAGCAGGTTCTTTGATGAGTATGATTGCACAAGGAGCTTTAGCCTTTGCTTTAATGGGTATAGGGATGATCGTCTTTGGTGTAGGATATAATCCTTTTGCAAAAGCAGTTAAAGGTACTACTTTAGAAGATGTAGGAATTCAAGCGGCATTACTAACTAGTTTAGGTTTAGTATTCTCTGCTGCTGGTGCATTAGTTGCAGCTTCTGCAGGTATAATTTTATTAGGTCCTGCAATGTATGCTGCTATTGGTGGTGCTTTATTATTACTAGCCCCAGGTTTAGAGGCAATGAAAAAAGTTAATTTTACTGAAGACGATTCTCTTAAATTAGCTACTGCTTTAGCTGGTGTTAAGACTGCATTTATAGGACCTCCTAATGAAGGTGGTATTGGTGGATTCTTTAAAAGTATTGGAGGAGCTTTAACTGGAGCTGTAGATTCAGTTCAAATGATAGCGGCGGCTGCTGGTTTTGCTGCTGCTGGTGTAGCATTAACAAAATTATCCGCAGGATTAAAAGATTATAAAAAGATAGATTGGACGGATTCTGATAGTTTAAGATTAACAGGAGTTCTTTCAGGTATAACAACAGCATTTGCTCAAGCAGGTGGAGAAGCCGCAACACCAACAGGATTATTTGGTGCTGTATTTGGAAATGCATTTAGTCCTAATGCAACTAAAAAAGGTATTGATTCTGTAATGGGTGCTGGTAAAGCATTAACCAGTATTGCCGAAGGTTTAACTGCATTTTCTGGATTAGTAGAAAAAGATGTTGATTTTGAATACATAGGAACACAAATAGAATTAACAGTAGGATTTATTCAAAGAGCATTTGCAGCTGTAGCCGATGAAGGTACTACTCAAGCAGGTGGATTCTTTAATACATTATTTGGAATAAAGAAAAATAAAGTTAAAGAAGGTATTGACTCTGTTAAAGGTGCAGGTAAAGCACTAAATGATATTGCAAATGGCTTAACTGCATTCCAAGCATTAGTTGAAAAAGATGTTGATTTTGATAAGGTAGGTAAAGCTATATCTAAATCAGTTGGTTTTGTACAAGAAGCATTCTCTGCTGTAGCTGATCAAGGTAATGTACAAGCAGGAGGTTTTTGGAATTCCTTATTTAAAATTAAAAAGAATAAAGTACAAGAAGGTATTAAATCTGTAAAAGGTGCAGGTGCTGAATTAAAAACTATAGCAGATGGTTTAGCCACATTCTCTGGTATAGAAGATCCAGAAGGAGTAGCTAAAAAGATTAAAGTCGTAGTAGGAATGGTAGGTAATGCCTTTGCTGCTATTGGAGGTATGGAACAAGAAGATAGTGGATTCTTTGGATTAATTAAATGGGATGAAAATTTAGTTGAAAAAGGTATTGATGCTGTTGAAGGTGCTGGTGCTGCTCTTACAGATATAGCAAATGGTCTTAAAGCTTTTTCTAGTGATGGAATGGATGCTGAATCTGTAGCTAAATCTATATCTTTATTACTTACATCAATCGGACAAACTTTCGCAGATCTATATACCACAAATCCTTTTATCTCAATGCAATTAGATGACTTTGCAGAATTCATTGTAACTATAGGTGATGTTGCAGAAAAAGGACAATTAGATAAAGCAGCTGATGGTATATCAAAAATAGCTGATGCAGTAAATAAAATTGAAATTGATAAAGCAGTTGCCTTTGGAGATTTATTTAATTCAACCTCAGCACTATCATCTAATAGAGGTGCATACAGAGCATTGGCTAAAGCTGTACAAGATATACGTGATATAATGGTATCTGATTCAGGTGGTGGTGGAGAAACTGATTCAGGTGGCGGTGTTGTAGGTTATGTAAAAGATAAGATGTTTGGTAAATCTGAATCTAAATCATCAAGCACTAGTAAAGGTGATAAGGCATTAATGTCTACTTTATCTAATATAGACCGAACATTAAAATCTTTACCAGGTGAAATCGCTTCAATAGAAATTACAGCAAAACCTGCTGGAAACATATAATAAAAGATAATGTACGCAATATTTAAAATGGACAGAGGAGATATAAAGTTTAGGCTTTATGATGAAACACCAATTCATACTAATAGATTTATTCACAATGCTACTAATGGGCATTTTAAAGGAATAAAATTTTATAGAGTAGAACCTGGTTTTTGTATTCAGTCCAGTCCATTAGAAGGTGAAGGTATAGAGCATACTCGTATGTATGATGAAATAGTAGAACCTAGAAGATCAAAAAATAATAACTTCCATGCTTACGGTGTATTAAGTGCATGTAGCACAGGAGCACCTCATACTTCAGTTGGAGCATTTTTTATTGCATTAGGAAGAAACAATACTCGTCATTTAGATGAAACACAAACAACCTTTGGAATTGTTATTGAAGGTATGGAGTTAATAGAACAAATTCAAAAGGACGAAGTTATTCATGATATAATTCTTTCAGAATCTTAAAACTATCCCTTATTTCAGCTATATAATATTTAATAACAGTTAAAGTTAAATAGAATAGTATGAAGAAAAATATAGTTTGGTTTGATTTAGAAACCACAGGAATAAGTACAACTTCCGACCGCATAATTGAGATCTGTATGATTAAGACTGATTTTGACGGTAATGAAATAGAGACTTATAATCAATTAGTAAATCCGGGGAATGTAGCAATGAGAGCCGAAGCTGAAGAAAAGCACGGCATATCTTTAGAGATGTTAAAGGACAAACCAACCTTTGAAATGATAGCATCTGAAATCAATGACTTTATTGGTGATAGTGACTTAGGAGGCTATAATGCTTTATTCTTTGATGTACCTTTCTTATGTGAAGAATTTATGAGATGTGGTATTGTATTTAATCATAGAGGTAGAGCTGTAATGGATCCATTCCTTATTTACAGTAACTATGAAAAAAGAGATTTAACAAATACTTATAAAAAATTTACAGGTAAAGATTTAGAAGGTGCACATAGAGCCGAAGCTGATGTTAGAGCTACTATGGAAATATTTCAAAAACAAAGAGAAGTATATGATATGCCACAAACTGCTGAAGAAATTGATAAGGTCGTAAATACTCGCCGTGCAGATCAGGTTGATTTAGGAGGTAAGCTAAAATTTGATGAAGTAAACGGAAAGAGAACAATAGTATTTAATTTTGGTAAAAATAAAGGTAAACCGTTTAAAGAAGTATTTGAAATGGATGCTAGGTATATTGATTGGATTATTGATAAAGGAGAATTTTCAACAGAGCTAAAAGTTATTTGTAGAAAACTTGTTGCAAAGTTTAAATCCGAAGAAAATAAAAATATAGAAATGCCATATTAAACTTTCAGAAAGAGAGAAAGTTTGTTATTATTATAATATACTAAACATATACATAAGATGATAAAAAGATTAGAAAATTCAACTATACATGATTCAAGGTTTCATGGTCATTACTTTGAAACCACTAAAGAAGATTTAGAAAAAGTATGTGGAAAAGTAATGTATTATGATAATGATATAAATGAAAAAACTCAGAATGAATGGGAAATGGTTACTGAAGATGGTACTCCTTTTACTATTTATGATTATAAAGAATATCGAGATTATGAAGATTATGAAAAGATTGAGTGGCATATAGGAACAGAAAATAGGTTTGGTTCTAAAAAAGCTTATGAGGCAATCAAAAGAGCATTTCATTTACATCCTAAAATTACTTACAATATATAATACTGATCTTTGAAATTATGGGGGTGCCTGGCTTTGACATTTTGATTGAAGTTTTAAACACAGCACTGGGTGATGACCTACATCAACGCTTAAGTGGCAACACTGAGCTCGCGATGGCTGCCTAAGAGGTAAGTAACGCACGTCACCGTTCCGAGTATACTTGTAGGAATTGATTGGGCTTTAATTAGTACCAGGACGTAAAAGGAAGTAGAACGTGTGAAAGGATATTAATAACTAACTCCGTGAACCACACCACCCAAAGAGTTCTAACAGTTGTTATTCATTTTGGAAGTTTAAGAAAACTTATCCTAAGCTGTAAAAATGTTTACTATGAATACTTAATGGACGTGGGTTCGATTCCCACCACCTCCACAAAATAAAAAATATGAATATATTAGAAACACTCTTAATACTCCTTTGCTTACCAATATCTTTTTTATTTCATTTAGTCGTTTATGAAAATCACTGGGAGCAAAAACCTTTAACTAGAATCATACTAGGATTAGTCTTAGTAGCCTTACCTTTTATTTTAATATTATCATGAAACAAGATTATGAATTTGTATACCGAGTATTGACTAATAAAAAGAATACTCGTAAACATTATCCAGCATTAACAACATTATTAGATTTATTTAAATCTAAATGGAAAGAAAATAAAGACACAAGATTATATAAAGTTTATTTACGATCTCTTCAAACTGCTTTAAGAGTTAGTATATTTTAAACAAAAAACAAAATTTAGCATATAAAAATAAAATACATGGCAGTAAATATTGAAAAGAAATATCAAAAGTTAACAGATACGGAACATGTTCTGTTAAGACCTGGTATGTATGTAGGATCTATTAAGCCATATACTGAAGAAGTATTTTTACCTATTAAAGGAAAGGATCAATTTCAATTAACAGAAGTAACTTATAATCCAGGGTTCTTAAAACTATTTGATGAAATAGTTTCTAACTCTGTTGATGAACATAAAAGAAATCCTAAATTAAATAAAGTTAAAGTAGAAATTAATCAAGAAACTGGATTAATATCTATATGGGATAATGGAGGTATACCTGTAGAGGTTCATAAAGAATATGATGAATGGGTACCTGAGATGATATTTTCTAACCTTAAAACAGGAAGTAATTTTGATGATAGTGAAGATCGTATTGTTGTAGGAACTAACGGTGTAGGTAGTACTCTTACAAATATCTTCAGTAAAAAGTTTACAATACAAACATGTGATGGTAAAAAACAATTTAATCAAACTTTTACTAATAACATGTCTGATAGGACCAAGCCAAAAATTACAAGAAAGAAAACTAAACATACAGAGATAACTTATCTAACCGATTTTGAAAGGTTTGGTTTAAAAGGCATTGATAGGAATCATTATCTAATGATAACAAAAAGGCTTATTGATATTGCTGCATGTAATCCTTCTCTAAAAATATTTTTAAATAATAATCCTGTTTCTTTTAGAACATTTAAAGATTATGCAAGTAGGTATGTAACTCCAGTATTCTATGAACAATCAGAACATTGGAAAATAGGTATAGGACATTCTACAACTGGCTTTAAGGCTATATCATTTGTTAACTCTGTTGAAACTAAAGATGGCGGTACTCATGTTAATGATATAGACTGGCAAATAACTTCATTTCTTAGAGAAAAGATAAAAAGAAAATATAGAGTTGATGTAAAGCCTTCTGAATTAAGACAGCATTTATATTTGTTTATAAATTGTACAATTATTAATCCTGCATTCTCATCACAAACAAAAGAAAAGTTAATTACATCACCTAAAGATTTTGGTACTAAACATATTTTAAGTGATAAGGTTTTAAGACAAGTTTTAAATTCTGAAATTATACAATCAGTATTAGATTGGATTGAGAGAAAAAAGGATGCTGAGGAAAGAAAGAAATTAAGAAGGCTCAATAAAGGTTTAGATAAAACAAAAGTTTTAAAATTAATTGATGCAAAGAAAAGAGGTATTAGGGAAAAATGTACCTTGGCTATTTTTGAAGGAGACTCTGCATCATCTGCATTTAGAAGATATAGAGAACCTCAATATCAAGGAGCATTTCCATTAAGAGGTAAATTTATTAATGTAAGAGAACTCTCTGCATCTAAAGTTGTACAAAATAAAGAAGTACAATCTTTAATGGCTGCTATAGGATTAAAAATAGGCCATGAACCTAAAGATCTAAGATATGGTAAAATTTTACTTTATACTGATGCAGATGTTGATGGTAATTCTATTTCAGCATTATTAATAAATTTCTTAGGTAAGTATTGGCCAGAATTATTTAGTGAAGGTAGAGTACTTAAAGTAGAAACACCTTTAATGGTTGCAAAGAAAGGAAATGAATCTTTAAATTTTTATACAGAAGAAGATTATAAAGAATGGGAATCTAAACAGAGAAGTTTAAGTAAATGGTCTATTGAATACAAAAAAGGTTTAGCTGCACTAGAAGATGCAGAATACAAAGAGATCATTAGAAGCCCGAAAACATTCATCTTAACTAAGGATAAAGAATTTAACAGTACATTAGATATATGGTTTTCTAAGAACTCTGAACCTCGTAAAAGAAAGATATTAGGTCAAGCCGTAGAAATTAAAAACAAAAAATCATTATTTTAATGAATAGAACAGTAACTTCATTTTTTGATAAAGAATATTTAGAATATGCTAAATATGTTGTAGAGAACAGAGCAATACCGAGTTGTATTGATGGTCTTAAACCTACACAAAGAAAGGTTGTTTATATCGCAAATAAGATATGGAAAACTGGTAATGAAAAGCCAATGAAATTATTTCAACTTGCAGGTAGAGTAGCGGCTGAGGCATTTTATCATCATGGTAATACTTCATTAGAATCTTCAATGGTTGGTATGGCTCAAAAGTTTAAAAACTCATTACCATTATTAGAAGGTATAGGTCAGTTTGGATCCTTAAGATCTCCGGCTGCTGGTGCTCCTCGTTACATAAGTGCTAAGTTACATCCTAATTTTAGATTGCTTTACAAAGATTTTGAATTGCTTGGTAATAAAATAGAAGAAGGAGAAAAAATTGAACCAGAGTATTTCTTACCTATTGTTCCTACCGTTATTTTAAATGGTACCTCAGGTATTGCTGTAGGTTTTGCTACAAATATTTTAAATAGAAATCCAATGGATGTGGTTAATGCATGTATCTCTGAAGTTAATGGAAGGAGAATTAAAACATTAACTCCTTGGGTTAAAGAATTTAAAGGAACTTTTATAAGAGATGCTGAAAATCCTAAAACATGGAAGATAAGTGGTTCATATGAAATTGTAAATTCAAATACTATAAAAATAACTTCTATTCCTCCAAATTACACATATGAAAGATATGAAGAAATTTTAAATCTTTTAATGGAGAAAGGTATTATTATTGCTTATGATGATAACTCTTCAGAAACTATTGAATATGTTTTAAAATTTAAAAGAGCTGTTTTAAAAGATTTACTTTCAAAAGATAGATTAGAAAGAGTATTAAGATTAAATACTCAAGAAACTGAAAACCTAACAACTATTGATGAGAACGGTGAATTAAAGATTTTTAATAAAGCTGAGGAAATTGTAAAACATTTTGTACAAGTTAGGTTAGGTTGGTATCAAACCCGAAAAGATTATTTAATTGATAAAACGAAAAAGCAATTAGCATTAGTTACAAATAAAGCTAGATTCATTAAAGATATTATTGAAGGCAAATTAAAAGTTAATAATGTACCTAAGGAAAAGATTGTTAATTACTTAAAAACTAATGGTTATGATACAGTACATGGATCATATGATTATCTTTTATCAATGGCTATTCATTCTTTAACAAAAGAAAGATATGAAAAACTATTAGAAGAAAAAGAAGGTTGTATTATTGCTCTTAAAACATTAAAAGCAACAGATCCTAAAGAAATGTATTTAACAGATTTGAAAAAATTAAAGGCAGCAATTAAGTAAACTTTTTTAAAAATCAGCATATAAAAATAAAAGAATTATGATAAAAGAACAATCATCTACAGTTGAATCATCTATGATTAACAAGTATGTTTATAACTTTAGTACAAAGACATTAAAGGTTGAATTTAATGGTGGTACTTTATATGAATATGCAAACGTAGATCCTGAATTATATGATAACTTATGTAAAGCAGAATCAATTGGTAAATTCTTTAACGAGAAAATCAAAAACAACTTTGAATATACTCAATTATTAATAGACTAATATACACTTATGAACAAGAATGTAATTTATGATGCCTTAAAGGCTCAATTTGAAGCAAAGAAACAAAAGGCTTTAGCAACATTAACAATTTATTTAACAAACCCAGTAGGAATTGGAGAACACCCTCAGCATATAGATGAGATGGTAAAATTAGCCGAAGAATTAGCAGAAGCTGATGATGTGGTTAAAACTTTAGAAAAAACATTTGAAACTCCAGAAACTCCAGAAACTAATGAATAAAGTTATACTTATAGGAAAGGCCGCTGCCGGAAAAGATCATATGAGAAAGGTCTTAGAAGGTAGAGGTTTTAAGTATGGAACTTCTTATACTACTCGACCACCTAGAAAAGGTGAAATTGACGGTAGAGATTATTACTTTATATCAGAAGAAGATTTTAAACATTATGCCGAAAATAATTTTTGGTATGAATATGTTCAATTCAACGGTTGGTATTATGGATCAAGTGTAGAACAATTTAAAGAGACATGTAATTTATTTGTTATGACACCAAAAGGTGTAAGTGCAATCAATCCAATTGAAAGAAAAAAATGTACTATCATTTATTTAGATATACCTTTAGAAATTAGAAGAAAGAGATTAGAAGAAAGAGGTGATGTAAATGATAAAATTGAAAGAAGATTAGCCGCTGACGAAAAAGATTTTGAAGGCTTTACTGATTTTGATATTGTAGTAAACAATCCTAACTTTTAAACATATAAAAATAAACATATGAGTAAATTCATTATTATAGAAGGTACCGATAATGTAGGTAAAGATACACAACAAGATCTAATAATTAAAAAGATGGATAATAATGTATTTCATAAATTACATTATTCATCTCTTCCTTTTAAAGATGATAAAGATAAACATGCTACTTACTCTAAAAAGATGTATGATAGTATGTTTAAATTAATGATGAAATCTAAACTAGGTGAACAGCCTACTGATGAACCTATTAATCTTATATTTAATAGATCTCATTTAGGTGAAACTGTTTATTCTCCACTTTATAGAGGTTACTCTGGTGATTATGTTTTTGAGATTGAAAAGAAATACACTAAAGCATTAAGAGAAGATTTATATTTAATTACATTAACTAATGATCCTCATACTATACTAAAAAGAGATGATGGTAAATCATTTTATGGTAATGAAGAAGAAGTAAAGGCAGAGGTTGATGGTTTTAGGAGAGCTCATCGTTTAAGTACAATTAAAAATAAACTACATGTTGATGTAGGTACTATGAGTGCTGAAGAGGTTTCTAATATTATTATTGAATTTTTAAATCATGAAAATACAATAACAGGCGAATCTAAACAATTAAATATGTTTGTATAATGGGTAGCTGGGAAGATGTATTCTATGAAGTCACTGCTGAAGTTGAATCACTTGGTTTAAAAAAAGAGTTTGATAAAAAGCTAAAAGAGTTACGAAATGATGATAATTACAAATATCATGAAGTAAGAGATAGGTGGCAAGTAGCATTACAACAAATAAAAGAAGAACAGAAAAATAATAAAAAATGAGAACATACAGAGGAGATACATTTGCTGATGTTTATGAAAAAGCATTAAGAGATACATTAGAGAATCCTGAGTATACTTCTTCACCAAGAGGTATGGAGATTAAGGAAATATGTAATGCAGCTTTAGTAATAGATGATCCTTATTTTCCACTTTATGAAAATGAAGTAAGGAGTAGTCAATTTAAATATATTGCAGGTGAAACTGTTTGGTATTTTACAGGCAGAAAGGATATTAATTTTATTGATAAGTTTTCAAAGTTTTGGAAACAATTAGATAATGGTGATGGTACTGTAAATTCTGCTTATGGTAATCTTATATTTAAAGAACCTCTTTCTGATGGTAGAAATCAATGGCAATGGGCATTAGATTCTTTAATAGAAGATAGAGATTCAAGGCAAGCAATTTTACATTTTAATAAACCATCTCACCAATGGCAAGGTAATAAAGATTTTGTATGTACTCTTAATGGTGTATTTCAAATCAGAGATAACAGATTAAACTTTACAGTTGATATGAGATCCAACGATCTTATCTTAGGTACAGCAACTGATATTGCATTCTTCTGTTTATTACAACAACAAATGTTAAAGCATTTACAGTTACATTATCCTAATCTTAAAATGGGTAACTATACTCACATTGTACATTCACTTCATATTTATGAAAGACATTTTGATTTAGTTAAAAGAATGTTAGCTGGCCCGTTTATTCAAATGTCCTATCCACCTTTAAAAGAAAATCTTATTACAACAAAAGGTCATCCTACTGATAATATGAATCTTTTAGAATTAGATATTTCAAATGATCCTCCATTAGGATTCTTAACAACTACTTTAGAAGATCCACTATTCAGATGGTTATCATCTTACAGTAAGGACTCTGATATATAATAAAATAAATCAAAGTGTTGAAATATCTAAAACTTTTTGAACAATTTTTAACAGAAAAGAAACCTAAGGGAGCTCCTGACTTCCATCATTCTGATGCACCTGATGCTGAAGGTCGTTTTAGAGATTTAAGTCCTAAGAAATTAGCCGCATGGTTAATTAAAACCAGAAAAAAGGATTTAAAAAGAATTAGCGGTTCTTTAACTCAGCAGGTGGTATTTAATAGAAAGAGTGATCCTAAATATGCTGATAAGATGGAAAAGACCAGAATTGAAGTATATAAACAATTAGGTAGAAAGGATTTATTAGAAGAGTCGGTTAATAATGAAAATGGTTTAGGTAAAGTTTATTTAGCTTTTAGAGAAGACAGCGGTCAGAGATGGTGGACATATAAAGGTTTTGCTGGAAATAAGTTTTTTAAACAATTACATGAAAACAACTTAGATGATATTGATATTAATCCTGATTACCCAGTTTTAACATATCATACAGATACTGTTAATAAACTAATAAAAGCTGGTAAGATTAAAAAAGAAAATGTTTATAATCATCCAGATCATATTTCAAAATCTGGATCTAAGGAAGAATTTCATAAACTTGTTGGAGAAGATGAAAATATACCTAAGACTGTTTATTCTAAAAATGATGCCTTAGAAAATTTAACCTTTCCTATTATTGCAAAACCTGCAAGAGGTCATAGTGGAGAAGGTATACAAATTATTGAAAAACCAGATTTAATGGAAGATGTAGATGAAAAGATATTCGATACATTTTCTGAATATATTGATAAAGCCGAAGAACATAGATTTATAAACTTTAAAGGAAAGCCAATTTTTTGGATGGAGAGAACTCCTTTGAATGAAAAAGCTAAAAGTGGTAAAGGTACTGCTAAAGAAGCTATGGAATTCGGATATGCTAAAAGAGATTTAAAAGATTTACCTAAAGATTATAAAAAAGTATTAGAAAAGTTCTGTAAGATTTATGAAGATTTGCCTTATATGTGTTTTGATGTAATGAAAGGCAAGAATGGAAAAGTTTACATTATTGAATCTAATGCTCAACCTGGAGTACCTTTTGATTCTACTATTGAAGCTTATAAACATATCTATGAAGATTTTTATAAGAAACCTCTCGATGAAGAAAGTTTAACCAAATTAAATGAATATGCTAAAACTATGATTGAAAAGACCCTCAAGAAAGATGGGGGAAAAAGATTTTCAATTAAATAGTAAAAAAGTTCCTAAAAGCTTTTCAGTTCCCAACAAAATTGTTTATATTTAATCTGTATATTATGAAACAATATACTGTAAATCAATTATATGAATAGAGAAATACCTAAAGATTTTTATATTACTTCTGATACATGGTTCGGTAGACCACAGATTCTTCAAATTGCAAACAGACGAGATTTTCAAACTATTGAAGAAATGGATGCTGTTTTAATTAAAAATTGGAATAAGAAAGTAAAAAAGAATGATGTAGTATTTCATCTAGGAAATTTTGCATGGGATCCAATAACAGCACGTAAAGTTCTTAAGAAATTAAATGGAACTATCTTCTTTTTAAAAGGTAGTCAAGATGATGCTTTAGTAGAGGTGATACATGAATTTCCTAATGCTAGTTTTTTAGATAATGATATTATTGAATTAATAGATTTTGATTTAGTATTTTGTCATTATCCATTATCCGTTTGGAACGGTAAAGATTCAGGCACTATTCATATGCATGGTCATACAGTATTTTCTCATAAGACAGATCTAAAAATTGAAAACAGATTTAATGTCTGTTCCGATTTTTGGGGATTCACACCTATAAATTATCTAACCTTAAAAGACTTCATAAATGGCTAAAAGAACAAAGAAGACATACAAAGAACTTGCAATAGAATTTAAAAAGACAAGAAACGAAAAAGTATATAATGAATTATATGCTAAGATGAGACCAGGTTTATGGTCATATACAAATAATATTGTAAAAGATCCACACGTTGCTGATGATATTGTTTCAACAACTTTAACAACAGTGTATTTAAAAATTGATCAATATAATGAAGATTATCAAATTACAACATGGGCATATCGTATCGCATATAATGAATGCATAGGTTGGATAAGATACAGAAATAGAAAGGTAAGTATGAATGCATTTACTGACAAAGGGATTGATCCTCCAACATTTATGTTACCAGATATTGACACAGATAATTCAATGCCACCAACAGAAGCAGATCACTGGGAAGCTGAACATATTCTAAATGAAAAAGTAAGATTAACTAAAGAAGCAATAAAAGCTTTACCTCCAATGTATAAGAGATTTATGGAAGAAAGGTTTTTAAATAAGAAATCTTATAATGACATTTTAGACATAATGAAAACTCACGAAAAAGACATTAACTTACAAACCGTGAAAAACCGCATATTTAGAGGAAGGAGAATAGTCAGAAAACAGCTGGAAAGCATGAAATTGTTCTTGGAGGCATAAATACATAAAAAACAGATAATACTATGTACATAATAGATTTATATAATGAACTCCGTATTTGGAGAAAAATAAAAAAGATTGCAAAAGATGCAGAAAAGAAACTTAATGAAAAAGGATTTAGGGTTGACTGGGTTGGTAGAATCTATACAGTTATAAATTTACCAGAGGAAGTTGTAACTGCTCCTATATCTCAAGAAGGTTATGTTTTAATGAAACTTAGAGAACATGATAAATTTTTAATGGACTTAGGAATAGCAGATTATGTTTCTCCAGAATTCAGTCCGATTGAAGGAACAGATTCATTCTTATTAGTTTTATCAGCAGATCGAGAATATCTAAAATTAAAACCATTCCTATTTTCATTACTTAAAACAACAGGTTTGTTACTTTTACTTAGAGTATTATATGTACTCTTTGAATCACACAGTGAAAAAATAAGTGAGTTATGGAACCAAATGATAACAACGATATTTTAAAAAACATAAATGATATTGAATATAAAGTAAAAGAATTAGAAAAAGAAAAAGAAATCATCCAAGATAATTGTAAACATAAAGAATGGACAATTAATTTTGATGAACAAAGATCAATTAAAAGATATTGCTCAGAATGCAAGAGGGAGTTAGGTTATGCGACAAAACAAGAAGAGCAAAATTTTTTAAAGCCGAAAGGCTCAAAGAATACATAGGAAAAGGTTTTCTATGTTAGGGGAAATAGTTCCCCGCTTAATTAAATTAATAACAAAAAAAAATTTTAAAAATGAAAAAATTAATTTTAAGTTTGATGTTAGTAGTTGGAATTACACTTTCAACTTCTGCGCAAAATGCAAAAGGAGATTGGTACGTAGGTACAGGTGACATCGCTGATGTTGCATGGACTGAGTGGTCAGTTTCACCGACTTTAGGTTACGGAGTATCCGATAAGTTAATGGTTGGTTTATCTTTAGCACAAGCTGATTCGTCTGAGGACTTATCAATGGATTTGCATGCTAGATACTTTTTAAATGCAATGGGACAAGACTTTTTCTTGTACGCTGCAATGGGCGACATGGAAACTGATAACCTTTCATTAGGTTTAGGTAAAATGTTTACTATACACAAAAGTGTTTTTGTAGAGCCAAAGGTTGTTTATCACACGAGTGAAAAAACAACAAACATGATGTTAGGTTTCGGATTGAAATTTTAATAACATAAAAACCAAAAGTATAAGGAGACCAGGTCATTAGATCTGGTTTCCTTTAATTAAAAACAAAAAAAATCAAAATTATGAAAGATATATTTTCAAAAATAGGTGACTTCTTAGGAGGTCTTACAACAGTTTTGTTATCATTTGTTTCATTAAGTATCTTAGCTGAAGTTATTTTCGGTTTAGGTATTTTCGGAACGTCTGTAGTAACAAACGTGATGGAGATTGTTAAAGTATTAGGTGACGGTGGTTTCATCGGCTTAGTTGCTTTATTAATCCTTTGGTCAGTATTTGATAAAAAATAATACTTAAACTAATTCATATTAAACCAGTAGCAGCAATGTTACTGGTTTTTTTGTCTTAAACTTTATTAATTTTTTGCATATAAAAATAAACAAATTATTAATGAGTAGTACAGAACATGGAACTGGCCATCCACATACTAATGATACCAGAAAACAATTTAACAATAAAATAGAAAAGTTAGCAATTCTAGGAAAAACTAAAAAAGTTGCCTGGGATGGTAAACGAAGAAATAGATCTATATAATGGCAACAGCAGAGTCTTTAGCAACAACTGAAACAATAAACGGAAAAAGATACTATAACCTTGGTGAAGGGATAAAGTATCCTTCAGTAACTACTATCTTAGGTGCCATGACAGACAAGTCAGGTATTGATAAATGGAGAAAAAGAATAGGTGAAGAAAAGGCAGATGCTATTTCTAAATTTTCAGCCAACAGAGGAACTGTTATGCATCAGCTTTGTGAATACTTTTTAGGTTCTGATAAAGAAACTCAGAGAGATAGATTAATTGAGGCGCAAACAAAGATAGGGCCGTTTGTAGAAGAAAATGGTTTTACTGAAGAAGAAACTATCATAGGTAGAAAACTTTTCTTTAATTTCTATAATTCTAAATGTTTTGACCGTATTAGCAATGTAGTGTCCATAGAAGATACTCTTTTCTCACCTCTAATGGGAGGGTATGCTGGTAGGGTAGATATTATATACGAAAATGAAAAAGGGCATCTAGTGATCTTAGATTTTAAATCTTCTAAAAAACCAAAAAAAGAAGATTGGATAGAAAATTATAAAATGCAAATTGCTGCATATTCTTTAGCTTATTGGGAAATGAATAAAAGAAAACCTAAAGGTGGAGAAATATGGATAAGTAATGAAGCTGATGGTTTTCCCCAAGTATTTGAAATGTCATTT